TTCCATGCTTCAACATAAAGTTCTTTGAATTTTTCAAATGAATATTTATTTGGAAGATTTATTGTTTTACTTACAGATTGATTACAATAGAATTGTACAACTTCCTGAATGTTAAGATGGTCTTGAATATCTAAATCAGATGTAGTAACCAAGAAATCAGCTTTTTTATTTTCAGGGAAATTGTCAAGAATCCACTGATAACCATAATCACGAAGAGTGTACACTTCACACAAACCTCTATTGTGAGGTTCGTAATAATATTTCTTATCTTCATACGTACCTTCCCAGTATGTAAAATCCTTTTTCTTTTTTTCTTTGAAAATTTCTTTTAAATTTTCTGAATTTAATCCTTCAGGAAATGAGCAGATAACTTTGCGTGTGGATTCTAAATCAAACACTGGCTCAATACCATTACTGACATAATCACAAACAACAGATGAGTTACCCAATGGTGGATTGGTGGATGTCTTAGCGTTACGTAAACCATTCGTTTTGATTATTTCTTTTGTTTGTTGGGTCAATCTTTCTGATTTGAAATATTCAGTTTTAGATAACTCATCATAATTGAATAAAGGAAACGCACCCTTTTCTTTTGCAAGTAATGCAGATGTTTGCATTGTGATATTTTCTTTTAATTCTTTTATTCTCTTTATAAACTCTACAGCTTCGGGTGAATTGTATTTAATACCTAACATAATTAATGTTGAACCCAACCCATTAACACCCATTCCAAATTGTCTAAGATTCTTTACAGCCCATGCATATGATGGCAAAGGAAGTTCTGTTAGGTCACACACATTATCAAGCATTCTGGAGAATGTTACAAGGTCATCCATATATAATCTCCAGTTGAAACAAGGAACACCATCACAAATGTCAACGTACTGTGTCAAATTAATAGAACCAAGAAGACAAACAGTTGACATCACAGGATTTCCCGGTATCTCACCGCAGGGATTAGTTGCATTACATTCACCAAGATAAGAGATAGGATTGTTCTTATTCATATTGTCAACGAAAAGGATACCCGGTTCTGCTCTGTTATATGTAGATTTCATTATTAAAGTGTAAAGGTCTTTAGCTTTTACTCTCTTGACAACTTTACCTTTCCATATCAAATCCCACATACCATCAATAGCCAAACACTTCATGAAATCATCAGTAACAGCAACACTCATATTGAACTTTGTCAACTTACCTGACTCTTGTTTTGCACGTACAAACTCTTCGATATCAGGATGGTCAATAGAAAGACATCCCATCATTGCACCTTTTCTTGTCTCTTTGTCAATAAACCCAAAGAAGGCTTCACGTTCCTCTTTAGTTGTATGGTCTTTCAATGTGTCAAGGTATCCATCATTGTCACCCTTCACAATACACCCTGCGACCTTATCCCACACTTCCATATAAGATACTACTCCGGGATGTCTAATGCCCGTACCTTTGATTATAGAGCCTCTTGGACGTATAAAATCAAAGTTTAATCCATAACCACCTTCAGAAGCAAGAGTTTTTGCTTGTTCCAGTATAGTCAAAAAGATGTTTACAAGGTCATCTGGAGTATCTTTGGTTTTTATTGTGATTTTATTTTCGAAGTGTTCATTCTTTCTGATGTATGATATTTTTGCATTTTGAACTGGCCCATTGATGAAGCAGTTCATAAGAGTTGCATTGTGGTAATCTGTTCCAATATTTGTTGTAATTCTTCCACCGGGTGAACATTTGATTCCTAAAGGATTTCCCTCTTCGTCAAATCTAATCATTGTATTTAAAAATTTATCATACCAATCATTTGGATTCTCTTCATTAGAAGCTAATGATTTTGCTATCCTTTTAAATGTTCCCAATGGTGTTTCATTTCGATATTGGTACTTACTTTTCCAATTGTTGTATGCAATTTGTGTTTTGAAGAAATTTTCACTCATTTTTATCTTTTCCCTTTCCATAAATCTTTTTCTGTTATAATTTTAAATTCAAATCCATTTTTTTTACAGTATTGTTCTGTAGCATTCCATTTATTTTTATTTTTAATCCATCTGAGTGTTTCGTATATAAACCTGTCTTGACGTTTTTTACTTTTATTTTTTGGTTTATCCGGTTCGAATGTTTGTCTGTATGGTTTAACTTCAATTATGTAGTTTACAATTCCACGGTTTGTTCTCATTTTAGCAATAACATCTGGATAATATCGGTGTACTCTTTTGTCAACTTCATATCTATATGGTATTGCTATTGACTCGACATTCCATTCTATTATATTTTTATTATGGTCACACCAGTAAAACACTCTCTTCTCATATGAACTTCGATAAAACGGTTTACCTTGTCCAACGTATTTTGATTTATAAGTGGGTACATAGTACCCTTGACTATATTCTGTATTTTTTCCCATCTCCAATTCCTTTTAGAAATCAGAGTATTAATTCCCTATAAACATTAACTCAATTTTTTAAAGTACTCTGAAACGTTATTCCAATCTGATAAGTGTTTAAGCATCTTGTTTCTTTTAAAGAAATGAATAATACTTTTTCCTTTTATTTGTTCGATGCCGTAAGATTCATATGTATTTATGATTGGATTCTTAATCTCAGCGGGGATGTATTCAAGATTTATTAATGTTGTATTTCTTTTGTAATTATCTTGAATCATTTCCTTTTCTCTTTTGATGAAATAGTTAATTTCTTCTTTTGTCAGTGGTGGTCTATCGTCTTCAACATGTCTACCCTCATCGTCAATTTCTTGACAATATACATCCATATCTTCAGAAGACATCCACTCACTCATTTTCATTTTTCTATTAACTTTTATTTTAAATGTATCAATATATTCATCAATTCCGATATTGAAAATTTTAGATGCTGTTACCGGGCCAACGCCACGTCTGACACCTTTAATATTATCAGAGGAATCACCCTGAATAATTTTCAATTCCAATTCTGTTTCAGGATTAAGACAATCAACAAGCCCCATTGTTTTAGGGTCATATTGATTTACATTTGGGTGAACAAGAAGTTGATGCATATCACCATCATTTGACACAATAATTACTTTATCAGTTTTAAAAATATCATTAGAAAGAACACCAATGATATCATCACCTTCAGTTCTTGGTAATTTTATAACATACACATTTGTAAATGTTTCTTTGATGTCATTGATAAAATTCTCAAACACTTCAAAGAACCTAACCCAATCAATTTGAATTTTACTCTTTTCTCTTGCACCTTTTCTATGTGCTTTGTATTCAGTATAGAAATCATATCTCCAGCTTCCTTTTTCATCAAATGCCAAAACTAATTTATCGGGATTGAATTTAGTCACAACACTGAAAATATTATTTAATACAGCATGTCTCCAAAGATAAAAGTCAACGCCATCATCTGGATTATGAAATATTGTTGAATACAAACATCTATATGCAATATTATGTCCATCGATAATTAATACAGTTTTTTCTTTGTCGGTAATAAGAACTTCGTCACCATCATTGAAAATATTATCTAAATTACTCATAATTTATCCTTACTTTTTAATTATAAAAGGTCTATTAAGAATATTAACTGGGTATGCTTTTGTTACCCTATTGAATATCTCAATAGTTTTTGTATCCAAATCTCTCATTTGTATAATACCATGTCTCAATTTAATTTCTGTTTGTAAAAGTTTCATACAATAATAAGCATCTATTAAATCTTCTGATGGTGGTTTGTATTTGACTAAATGATTTAAAAATGGTTCTACTTCAGTTTTAACATATGTATCACACATTTCGACTTTACCAGCATTACCACTTCCTGTTGCAAATTTTTTAATAGTGCTTGGTTCATAAATTCTTAATGGCAATGAAATATCATAGATTCCCAATTTGGTACACATAGTTGATTCTGCAATATCAAACACTTTACCTTTTGCTGCAAATGCATACCCTTCAATCCCACAATAGCCTGTTGCGTTAAAAGCACTGTACTTTGGATGAGAAGTTATAAAATTAATAATATGTTCTCTCATCCATAATGCTTTTTCAATATCATCATCAAATTGTTTTTTGTGGTAAAATATAAGATTGTCATCTAACTTAGCTGTTTTTTTAACACTTGTAAATCCTCTATATTGAATATTTATAAGTTCAAAATTAACATCCAATCCCGACATCATAATACCCGGAGAGTTCTTACTATAATCGATTCCTATAATAAACTGCATATACATCTTCTCCTAAACAAAAAATATTTTATGGTGACTATTATTTGTAAAGTATTTTTTGAGAATTTCAAATGTTAATAATCTTATACCAGCTTTATTAAATCTAATAAAGTCATTAACATCTTTGACATTTGCTGTACATGGATAATCTCTTAAAAATAATTTCCAATTGAAAACATAGACACCATTTCGTAATAGTGTTAATGATTTTTCACGTCCACTTTTATCATTGTCAAGTAGATAATATTTAAAAGAGAAATCCTTTAATTCTTCTATTTTATCTTTTAACCCTGTCATTCCTATACTGTTCCAAATGAATATTGAATCAATTGGCCCCTCAAGAATCATAACAGGTTTAGTTTTATCAACATTGTAGTAGTTGTAAATAGGGATTAAGTTTTGACCCATACGAGACAAATATTTACAATCACTATTTTTATTCATATCTCGACCTTGATAATAATAAATTTTATCTTTATCATTAAAGAAAGGAATAATTAATCTATTATTATAAAATCCACCATCAGCATAATACCACTTAGAATATACTGATTCCGGGATTAATCTTTCTTTACAATATTTAATCAAGTTTGGGTATTTTTTTATACTTTTAAAATAACTAACATCCCTCTTTTCATTATATTTCTTTTTTAATTTTTTAATTTTAATTTGTTCGATTCGTTTTTTAAGACTTTCAACATTAATCATACCTCTATCTGACATTTTCAGTTTAGCTAATTCTTTCATAACTTTCTGATATTCAAAATTAAAATATGTTTTTAACCATTTCTCTACTGACATATGAGCATTACAATCCCCATTGTAACATTTATATATCCACGGTGTGTATGCTGTATAAATATGTCCTCTTTTTTTAGTACTACTTTTTTGACTATCACCACAAATATGACATCTAAAATTGTAAGATGAGCCGGTGAAATATGCATCGGGGAAATGTATTGATAAAATACTTTTTACTTCTAATTCAATTAATAGTTCTTTTTCTAAATCGAAATTGTTCATTGGTTTCCTAACAAGGGGGAGAGTTAATCTCCCCCAAATTAATTATTCTTCAATTGTCATATTGTTAAAAAAATCTTTATCATCTTTTTCAGCAAACACTTCTTCTTCATTAAACGTTTCTTCAGTTGTTTTTGGTTTGTTCTCAACAACCGGTTCAGTTTTTGCCTGTTCTGTTACAGGAGATTGTTGAGTTGCTGGTTCAGATGTTTCACCCATAACCTTATCAAACTTAATTTTAAGTTCGTCATAAGATTTGAACTGAGCTTTATCTTTAAACTCAGCCAATGGATATGCACTGTCTACAAGTTCAACTGCTTGCTTTTCTCCACCACAAATGTCAACAAGACTTGTTTCATGTTCTGAGAATACTGATGCATCATAATTAGGCATCAAATCTTTACCAACCTTAGTCTTCTTGATTTTAAGGTAGAAGTTAACACCGGCTTCTTCATCAAATGGAATTTTATCATCTTCAATTGATTCCATGATTTTGTCATGGATTTTCTTACCAAATTTAAAGAGCCATTTTTTACCTTCATTGGCTGGATTCTTCTTATCTTCAACAACAAGGATATTTGCAAAGTAGTTGAGTTTTCTAAGACTTCTTCTGTTTCTAACAACTTGTTCGTGTTCATCCCACAATCTGCTGTTATCTTCACATACTGGACATTTACCGTCAATAGTAGTCGGACAATTATCAATGAACCATCCACCCATTCCTCTAAAGTAGTGAGTGTATTTTTCTACAAATGGAACATCAACATCTGGAGCGGGAAGAAAACGTATTGTTGCCTTTGCCGTACCTTCATCGGTGTACTCTGGCATATAAATACGTTCATCTTTGTAACTACCACCTTTGTTCTGTGTCTTCATTGTTTTGATAACTGATTTCCAGTTACGTTTTTTAAACTTAGGCATTTTATACCCTCCAACGTTTAATTTAAAAATTTAAAAATAATATTATTTAATCTCTCAAAATGGAGATATTCTTTACTCTTTAAGTTAATATTTTCTTGCGGTCTTGTCAAGGTTTTTTTATACAAATATAGATAAAAAATTGGAGAAATAAATCTTTTTTTAATTAAAGTAAAAATTATGTTTTCACCATCATTATTTATCTTAAAATACTCAGAAATCTTAGTAATATTAAGGGATTCATTGATGCTGATAATAAATTCCTTATCAACACCATATCGTTTCCTTGTGAACAATTTTTTAATTTCTTTAATCCTATCCAAAGTTAAGAGTTTAATTGATATTTTTTTATCAACAAATAGTGATTCATACATATATGCGATTACAAATTGTTTATGTGTATAATATCCATTTTCGACACCATTAAAAATTTTATTACATCGTCTTACCGTATGGACATCACCATGTTGAAAACTTGAATAAGACACCCGTTTGAATATATCAGTTTCAATATTACTAATATCTAAACTATTTTCTAATTGTTTATATAACTCTTCAATTCTCTTTTCACGATTAGCATATAACACAGTCCCGGCATTAAGAGTCAATAATTTCTTTTTTGCCTTTTCAATAGAATTGCCAATCTTTAGAGTTTTGAATGTAGCTACCTCTAACTTTTTAACAATTGAGAATATTGTGTGTGTTGTATTTTTCATATTAACTCAGCATCTTAAATAATTCATTTGTTTCTATTTCAATATTATATTTTTCTGATAGTTCATTTTTAATTATCCATTTGGATTCACCATCAAGAAAATATAAAATCTTTTTAATTTTGGTAAACTCTTCAAGAAATACCACGGAATCTGACATGAATATACCATGAGCTTTTTTAAGTTTTCTTAAAATTATATTTAAGTTATTTTGAGTGTCATTGGTATATATTTCACTTTCAAATATCACCTGTAATTTCGCATAAGTGAATTCATACTTTTCTAATAAAGAAAAGAATTTTGTTTTTTGTATGTTATTAATTATTATATCTTCAGATTTAGAAACACATAACACATCTTTTGATATCATATCCATTTTTTCAGACATAAACCTCTCCTATTCCCAACCAATTATTTTCTTTTCTTCTTCGTCATCATCTTTACTTTTAATATCTTTGATTGCTGATATCGCATTTTTAGCTTTTTGTTTCTTAGCATCTGATGTTCTTACCTCTGCATATTCAACTTCAGCAACGGCATCTTCATCATCATATACACTCATCTTTTCATAATTCACATTAACTGTAAGTTTTACTTTGTTAATACCAAATCTATTTTTGAGTATATCCCAAATGAATTTACCTTGTGCTCTGAATTCTTCTGATTGTGTAATAGCAATAACAACATCAGCAGTCTGAACAAAACCAAGGGAATCACCAGTATTTTTCAAATCAATTTCTGATGCGCCAAAACCATCTCTATTTGTTTGTATAGCAGAAACGATTGGTACATTACATTCAATTGCAACACCACGAACTTCCTGTGTAACTCTACCCATTTCTGTATAAGTACTATCGGAACGAACTCTATGAACTGAATTCATATTTCCGATTTGGTCAACATAAATTATATCTGGTATGAATTTATTCAATGCCAATTCTTTTAATAAATTTCTGATAGTATTAGCGTTCATTGCTTTTGGGGCATATTCTCTAATAACTAATCGGCTTTCAAAATTCTTTTGTAATTCATCAAACTTTTTAAAAAATTTATTTTTTGGAATTACTTTCAAATCATCCATTGCCGTGTCCCAAAGATTTGCAAGCATTCTTTCAGCAGTAGAATCTTCAGACAATTCACAAGAGATATATAATACGTTCTTATTATCCAACACATTACCAACGGCCATAGATGACATTACTAATGATTTACCCATATTAGTTTCAGCCATAAAGAGAGTTAATGATTTAGTGTGTACCCCTCCATCAATACGGTCATTAAGTCTTTGTATATTTGTTGGTACAATATGTTTCTTTGCATGTAAATGTTCATACATACGTTCAGCAGATTTAAATAAATCTAAACCAATGTTTTGGTCAAACGAAAATGCAAATGCCTCTCTTAATTTATCCGGTGCGTCACGATTTTCAGTTAAACCATCTTCTTCACCCAATGCCATAATTGTTCCATAACAAACATTGGATATCATTTTTTCTCGAAGTAAACCTTCCAATTCATCAAGCAACATATCATCATCATATTTATCAGAATCAATTGCCATTACAACATCTTTTAAATGGTTACGAGGTAATTCATTTAACTTCAATAAAGATTCATGTGCTTTAGGGAATTTTTCATATTTCTCTAAATGAGAAAGCATTTGGTTAACAATTTCTCTATTTTCATCTCTATCAAAAAGTTCAGAAGAGAGAAATGGTAGAATCTTCTCTCTCACTGATTTCTTTATGTATAAAAATTTTATTAACAAATCCTCATAAAATTTCGGGTCTTCTGACATTCAACGAACTCCTATTTCATCAACTGTTCCATATCTTTTTCATTTGTCAAGATATCAAAATCAACATCAAATGTGTATTTGTTTTCTAAATATTTTCCAAAGCCAGCATCATTAAAAAGAGGTAACCAGAAATTCGCATTGTATATATTAATTTCTTTAACAGGTTTATCATCTTTAATGAATGCCCTACTATAACCTTTAGATTTACCAACTTTACCTTCAAGAACATATCCACCCTCAATTGCATCAGGAAGAATACCATAAAACATATCAATACCACCACTATGTTTAATCTTAAATTGTATTTTAGATTGTTCTTTTGAATAACGTGATTTATATGTTTTTGCTGTTACAAAATGTCCCATAAGTTCTTTATCAGCATTTTTATTATCTTTAGCTCTTGACATTGCGAGAACAACACAATCACAATTAAACATAATCTTTCTTCCACCGGGAATAGCAAGCATTTCACCAAAACCACCAATGTTATCATACACGTGATTAATGATAAACCAAGTCGCCTTTGTGTTAAGAATAATATTTGCTAATTTATTCTTTTTCTTAGGGTCTGTCATATCCATAACATCTTTACCAGCCAACCCATCGTTGAGTGTTTTAGATGTTAATAATGTTCCCCATGAATCCATAACACATAAGGTGTTTTCTCGTTCTTCCCTTGTCATCCCCTCAAAAATATTAAGAATGAATGTTATTATTTTTTCAATACTATTATCTTGGAATACAAATAATTTTTCATGAGACATATCAATATCATATTTTTTTGCTGTTTCCGGGCTAAATGCCCGTTCAGTGTCAATAATTATTACTTGCATCCCATTCTTTTGAGCCTCTTTGACAAATGACAGACCAACTAAAGTTTTACCTAACATTGACGGTGCAGATATCATTGACATCTTACCTTTAGGAATTCCACCTTTAACTTTACCACTAAATAATAAATTTAGTGAAACAACTCCAGATGAAATGAATTCTTGTTTTTTGCTTGTTTCCAAGTCAAGATAACAATCATCCATAAACTCTTTAACTTTACTATCTTTGTTTGCTAAATCAAAAATACTCTTTCTTGCCATTGTTTACTCCTATGCGAAAGTTATAAAATCACTCGCACATGTAGTATCTACGTTTACCTTTCCCCATCCTACAACATCATAAAATCGTTGTAGTATAGTTTCAAATTGTTTTTTCCACTGTTCTTCTTTATCAATTTTAAATATTTTTTTAAACTCTTTTGGAAATTTACCAATATATCCAATAACTTCAGTATTTAATTCATTATTAGGATTAACGTATACAAGTTTGATATCCGTACCATCACCAACAGTTTCTAATGGTAAATTATATTTAGCAACTAAGTAATTGTAATTGACCGCTGCTTTCACATGTTGAGGTAAATGTGACGGATAAATTATTTTATCGTTATCTAAAAATTCATCAATATCAAATTCATATTTGGTATAATTTCTAACAGAACAACATTTTGAAATATCCTCAATACTTGCATCATAAAAATCATCATAGATATACCCTAACATTTCTGATATTTTTTCTACATCAGTATATTCCATAATGTTTCTTAATAGCTTATCCAGATATTCTTTACAGAATTCTGGTGTTGTTGTTCGTACTGTTTCAATTCCAGTTTTGGACAATTTAGGGTTGTCTGTATACAGCGTACCATCATTATGTTTTATTTTTCCTTCATCGTCAAGAACCAAGTCTGCATATTTTTTCTTCTTGATTGTCAACTTTTTGAGAATTATCTTTTCTCTTTTGAAATTAATATTTTGAGGTACGTCAAACTGTTTTACATATTCGTCAAGTCTTTGTTCAAAGAAAGGTTTTAAAAACCTCTTATCGATTATATTGGCGAATTGTCTAAATTGTTCATTGTTTTTAAAATTAATTCCGATACCTTCTATCATTTCGTTAAGACAGATATAATTTGAATCTGTATCAACAATAACAACAACATCGTCTTTAATTTGTGGAAGTTTTTTACCTGAACAAATCTCCGGTAAATACTTATGCGCTTCTTTGTGCCATTTTTTCTTCATGTATGTGTTTATTTCATCAGATAGATATTTAATCAAATGTCTTCCACCAACTGTAATAGCTGAAGCATTCTTAGCATTGTAAAACGCAAAGTGTGGATTACCTAACACACCATACATTGAATTGATAAGAATCTTTCTTATTAGCTGTTGACTGTCATAATATGCTGCTGAATGACCTTCATTGGAGATTTCCCCCATTAGTCGTTCAACAAACTCAATCGGCATAAAGTTATTTTTTGATATCTCTTCTAAATTAAGTTTCTTTTCCATTCCATCTGCAACTTTTGATTTTTGCTTCAGGAGTTTTCTTTCATTAAAAATCGTTTCTACAATTTCTGGAAGAATACCTTTTTTATCTTTACGATAATAAATTCCAGATATTTCAAAATGCCCTTGTGGTGTATCACATTCGTAAAGGTCAGATGCTGGTGTTTTAATTAATCCTTCTGTATTCTCTGGATTGTACACCAATGTCTCTGGACTAATGTTGTACATTATAATCATCCTCGGATACTCGGATTCAATATCATACGACAATAGGTGCTTGAATAATCCCGGTATTGCATGAACATATGCCCCCGGATACATTTCTTTATGAACATTTGGTGGGTCAGGAAACATAATATTCTTTTTGTGAAGATAATGAATAAAATATCCTGTAACCAACGCTATTGTTGAGTACACTCGTTCAAATGGAATTAATGCTTCATAACAGAAAGTGATAATAAGAGGAATGAATTGTTTCTTATCTTCAATAGCCTTTGTCAATAATACATCCTGAACATTATATTCAACAAATTTATTCCAATCAGTTTTATATATCTGATTTATCTCACCTTCATATTCAAGTTTCCCTTCGTTAACCTCAACCATACCAATATTATTTAGTTTATAGTTTTTTTGTTTTTTGAATGTAAACTTTTTATATGATTCCAATCCATCAAGAATTGATATTCCGGCAATATTATACGCATTCATTGTATTGTCAAAGTTTTTAACTTTAATATCATCATAAATATTTAATGGTGATAACGACAATTCAAGTTCATGATGTTTACATCGATTGATAATATATGGAATATCGAATATTTTTATATTCCACCCGGTTAATATATCTACTCTTTTCTTTCTAAAGTCAATGATGAATTTTTCAAGCATTGCTTTTTCATCTGGAATGTAATGGTATTCTTTTACTTGACAACTATCACCTGTGTAATCTTCTGTGCCATATGTTATAATCTCATTCGTTTTTGAATAGTGAATACTAATCAAATTAATTTCATACGGTACTATATCTGTAATGTTTTGAGGGAATGTATTACCGGACTTAAGTTCAATATCGATTGTTGCAACTTGAAACTCACCCATGTCTAATGGTAAAGTTTCATTAACATATCTCTTTTGTAAAAATTTAATATCTTCACCAAGTGATGCTTCACATGTTTGAATCTTTGATAATTCTACAAAACTTTTCATGTCCTTTCTTGTTTTGGACGTTTGTAGTTTTACTGGGTTTCCCCAAATATCTTTTTTATCAGATGTTCCTGTATTATCCGGGACATAATATTCTATATCTGGTTTTACAGAAATTTTATTACCCTTCCCATTCATAGTCTCCCACAAATGAATAGTATTACTATAATTATTATAGTAGATTCTTCTGAACCCCATATTGTTTCTCCTAATTATCAGCTTCTTATTATTTTTGTTTTCTTATTGCTTTATACTTCGAAAATAGATGACGTTCTAATGTCTCCATTTTATTATAAAATTCCATATCATTCTTAACAAAGATACCAGCACTCTTGGGGTGACCACCACCCCACCCAAAATCTTCAAGTACCTCTCCAATGTTAATATCTTCGGAACCGGTTCTAAGGGAACATCTTCCCTTTTGAGGATGTTTAATCACAACTAAGTCATAGTTCTCTTCCTTGATTAATTTATCAGCAATTTCATTTATAAAATCCGATTCAAAAATAACACACGCATTGATGGTGTCAAAATCAGTGACTTCCATTTCATCATATGTATTTTTAAATTTATCATCCAATTTTTTTAAGAATTCAACTTCATCTTTTGTAAATTCGACCCGACCATTCATAAACTCATTTCTAAATTGTGACGGTTTGTATTTGTAAAACATCAAATCATTCAATTGTTTACTCTCAGGATATTTCAAATTCCACATATCATAATCATTGATAATGGTTGTCAGTTTATTTAAATGTTCAAGTTTAATACCGTACATTTTTTCAACAAAGAATTTAACCAAAACTGTTGCACAAACTTTTTTATCTGATATAACAAATCTCTTTTTTAGTGGCTCATTAAAATCAGATGGATGATGGTCAATCAACATTATTTTATCAGAAATGTTGAGATACCTTCTCTCTGATGGATGAATGTCTGTTAAAATAACATAATCATAATTATCATAATTAATAATTTCCAGTTTCTCATCGATGTTATAGAATGATGAAAATATATATGTAATATTTTTATATATATTCCCTAATACGATACTACATCCACAACCATCAAGGTCAATATGAGTAATATTTAATATTCTGGCATCTAATGGGATTTTATTCATTTTATTGTTCCTTCCAATATTCCATTATCCATAAATGTTTTTGCTCAAAAATATAATCAATATCTACAAGGTAATTTATAAATTCAGAAACATCATCACATTGCCCTTCAGATATAGAATCCCCAATAGTGCTGAGAATATTATTGATGCATTTTTTACTTAAATTCAATTTCACTTTTTACAGTACCTTAATTTTTTTACGGTACTGTAAAATTTTTATAGTACCGTAAAAAGTTATACTTTGTCAATCATGATGACTACAATATGATAAATTCTCGTGGTCTTGTCAATAGTTATTTTTAAAATATTTTCATGAGCTTGTTCACATAACCCGGTGACTCTGTATACCAGTGTCTATCCATCATCTGGTTATACTGACTCAAAATAACATCATTATATTTTTCCGGTTCACATAAATCACTAACCAGTTTGTTAATTTGGTCAACTGTGATATCATCTGGCACACTTACTTTGCAAACATCATATGGTGATTGTTTACCGTTTGTAAAGTGAGTTCCAATGCCCAACGCCCCAACAGCACAATATTCTTGATATTTAATGCATGATTTTGAGTAGTTAAAATAATTAGGAACCAACGGAGCAATACCAAAGTCCGGCATAATATTCAAAATTGCTAAATGATACTGATATGAATTCAACCAAGGAATAACTGTAATCTTTTTCTCGATTGGTTTGAAGAACCAAGGACATCCACCCATCTGGAAGAAATCTATTTTTCCATCAATAACAGAATTGATTACCCACTCTTGCCATGCATTTTCCATATCACCTGCCAATTTGTGTTCATCACTCCAATGTGTTGGAGATGCCGTCCATATAACTTTTGGCTTTTCAATACGTTTAACAATGGGTGCTTTACGTTTACTTCCCCAAAATGCCTGAGCAACAGTATTGTGTATAACTTCAATCTTGCTCTTCTCGATGCCCTTAGAAGCTATGTAGTCGCCTAAAAACTGTGTAGACACACAAACTACATCCATCATCTTCATTATCTCTATGGACGCTGCTTGGACTTCAGGAGCGATTGTCTTTTTACCAAAGTTATATTTTGGTATTGTTTCACCAATATCAGCACCATCCCAAATGAAATCATCAATATCATAAACCATTTTAAATTGATATTTCTTTTGAAGTTCCTTATATTGTTTGATATGTGGTATATGTTGAGGAGCCATTGTTCTCTGAAAGTAAATGCTGCGTGTTCTTTGTAGAATCTCCGGCTGCCATATAAACATCCCCGGTGCTCCCATAAGTAAATTAAATCGCCCCGACTTACCAAATACAGAATTCAGGTATTGCATTGGAAATATATTTCTAATGTGCCCACAACCTGTTGAATCAGAAGGATAACTTATAACAACATTCTTTTGAATTTTTTCAATAGTATCATTTTTCTGTGAAATGTTATTATAATTCTTATTTGAATTATTCAATTGTTCTTTAAACACTTCCATATTCGATGTAGGAAGACTACTAACTAAGTTGCTCATTTATCCTCTCCTAATTTGTATTTTTCTTTGTTTTTAATTTTACTTATTAATTCATCTGTACTCATAAGATGACCACACCCACATTCCATATCTAATTTTCTATCTGGTGTATTGTCACACTCATTCATATTTTTCAATGCACAATACAAATCATAATAAAACTCACCCATCTCTTCTGTCGTAATCATGCAATTTCCCCAATGTAAACTTTATTCTTATCATATTCACAAAGTGTAAAATCATATGGTAAATTATCAATTGTTGCGTTATAAAAATATAAATAAGATGTACAATTATATTTGATATCATCTTCTTTCATTGCGTTGATTATTATTTTTAATGCATTTTCTTTAGAATCGGACATCACAAAAGCAATCTCACCATAAGAATTAGGATTTAAACAATACATTTTCATTAATTATCTCCTGTAATTTTATCATGCAATCTGACAAGGATTTTATATACTTCCTCTTTGTCAATTGGTTTAATATTCATGGATTCAATATAATTTTTCATTAAATCAGGAATTGAAGATAAATTACACGCCTTGATATCAATATCAACTCTATCATCTGAGACATTGATATACAATGGTGTTAATTTCGCAGGACATAACGCCTCAACTTTCTCGATATATTTATTATATTCATCTGGTGTGTATTCATTGTCTTTGTATTTGATAGTCAAATCAACTCTATTGTTTTCAATCAAATCTTTTGTAAATCTATTTGGGTATTCTAATTCAATAAATTGTGTTGAAACATTGTTTGAGAAAAACTTATGCTTATTAGTTCGTAAATTATAAATAACAAATCCACGTTCTTCATCCATATCCGCTCTTGTCAATTGATACGGAGTGCCAACATAAATAAATCTGGAATCTCCAATTTTCTGGTCACTTCTGGTATGAAAATGACCAGAAAATATAGTTTTACATCCTGTAAATGTGTTAGGGTCTACACCATTTTTACTCAGTATATGTTTATTGAAATTAAATCCGGCAATATCAAAATGACCCATCACAATCGGTGCGGGGTTATCTTGTAAAATATAACCTATATTCTTAGGCTCAACTACCCAAGGAACCATCAATATATCTTTATTTAGTATTTTAACAATTTGTGGTTCTTCAATCAAAGTAACATTCTCAAACTTACGTAAAAACTTTAGAGAGTGAATAGCATTTGTTGAATTATAATATATGTCATGATTACCAACCAGAATATATATCTCAAAGTCTTTTAACTTTTGGTCAAACAAATCATAAACAATATTATGTGTCATAGTGTTAATTGATGTTCTTGATTCAAACAAATCACCAAGAATGAATATTTTATTAATTTGGTTTTTATTCAAAAAAGGAATCAATACATCATCAAAGAATTTAATACTACTATCCAATACTTGTTCTGAATTATTTTCAAATCCAAAATGAGTATCCGTCAAGATACAAATATTGTTGTTCATTTTTACATGAGTTCCTTATCAAAATTTTCAATAAAAGACAAACTAATAAATGTATCTTTAATTTTCTTATTTTTCTTAAAATACAAATAGAATGCATTGTAAGCAAATCGTGTAAAATAAGCAAATGGGTTATTTGATTTTGTGTCATCAAACAAATCAACATATCTACACATGGTAAATGTTGCTTCGCTTATCATTTCATCTTTTCTATCCTGAGTGTAATTAATAAAACTTGGTTTGTTGAGAATATTAATAGCGATTAATCTAAAAATCTTACCGATTTTATTATACACTCTTCTACTTTTTGTGTTCCTATACGCAATAAGCAATTCCAAAAATTCTTTGTTGTTTACGTAATCCATTGTTATTCCTTCAAGTGCTTAATAGTCGAGAATCCATTTCCTTTCTTATTAACCTCTATGAGTGATTTAAATTGTGAAAAATATTCTTTTTTTAATCTGTGTGATATGATGTATATTCCTAAATTATTTTCATCATTAATCATATTGCTCATGCTGTCAATTAGTTTTTCCAATCCAGCCTCATCAATCGAACTATCAAACAATTCATCGATAACAAGTAAGTTACAATTCCATGTTGCTAATGATTTTTTAATAGCGATAAAGGAGAGAAGAATGGACATGTCTATCCGTTTCTTCTCCCCTTCAGAGAAACAATAATAAGAAACTTTATTGAGGTCACCACCAAGTACTGTGATGCTTTCCTCCATGTATTTGTCAAACTCAATATTGACAGGTAATTCAAACAATGTCAAATACTCATTAATATTATAATTTAAAATAGGAATCATCTCTTCAAATACATATGATTTTATCCCGGTGTCTGAAAGAGCTTTCACTACGATATTCCTATAATCCAAATCTTGATTTCGTGTTTTGCAAAGTAATACATCACTATCAATTTGTATTTTTTTATTTTTAAGGTCTACCTTTGCTTTAGTGATGTCGAAATCAAATTTTCTATCTGCAATAATGTTCTTTCTGCTGTCAAGACTTTTAATTCTTGATTGAATATCCACTGCTTTTTCTTTAAGAGTTTTTACCTTATTTTTCTTAATTTCGTATTTGTAAACTTCATGTTCAACTTCATCAATGTCATCAGTAACTTTAATCAATTCCCCATTGCAAATACCCAATTTTGTTTCATGATTCTTTTTAACTGAATTTAAACTATGTAGTTGAGTTTGTTTATAATCATCTGTGATGTTGTTATTACATGTTGGACACACATCATGTGATTCAAGAAATGTTATATTATTTTCAGCATTTTTAATATTAATTTTATGTTCAGCAATTTCAGATATAATTTTTGATTTAATTTTTTCCAAATCTATCCGATTGTCAATTGGTTTATCTTTAATGACATTTAAAAGTAATTTACCATTGGATTTTATCTCAACTAATTTAGATTTATGTTTCTTAATTTCTACATCGACATCCCCAATTTCCTTCTTTTTGTCGGCTTCAAATCTCTTTTCAGTTTCCTCAAGTTCTGTAATTCTATTTTCATCTTCATCAATCGATTGCTCTAACATCGTGATTGTGTTATTTGAAATTTGGATTTTAACCTTTAGGTCTTTAATCTCACCCTTGACAATCTTTGACATCCCGGCAAAGATATCAGTTGATGAAATTTGTTCCATGATTTCACGCTTCTTTGGAAGAGGTAATCTGAGAAATGGTTCATTGTGATTTATTGACAGTGAGATAATCTGTTTAAATATTTTATAATTAATTCCTATAATTTTATCAATTTCATCCTGAGTCAAACCTTGTGTTGACATAATTTTTACAAGATTTCCATTTTTGGTGATGGTTAATATTTTAGGTTTCAATCCACGTGTTAGAACATATCGATTATCGTTAATCAAAAATGTGTATGAAATTACAAGGTTCTTTTTATTTTGTCGATTGATAAGTTCTTCAATTTTAATTTTACGGTAGGGTTGTCCAAACAAACAAAACGATAGGGTGTCGAGTAGGGCAGATGATTTACCAGCACCATTGTGACCAGTAATTAAATTCAAACCTTGTTTAAAATCAATTACGGTTTCTATATTGCCAAACGATAATACATTTTTAAATCCTGCTTTCTCAAATATCAACTTCATTGAATCTTTTTCTCCAAGGGATAATCAGTATATTTAAATATAATATTTTTTACAAAAAAGTCAATAGTTAATTTAAATTATTTTACTTTGTCAACTTCTTACGGTACTGTAAAAATATTAAGGTACTATAAAAAAGTTACAGTACCGTAAAATTTATAAGGGGATAGTATACTATAATTAATTATCATATATATATAAATATATATATAATAATATATAATAATAATAAGTACTAAAATAAGAGTAAAATAGTATTAATTAGTACTGTACCTCCCTTAATTTTTTTACGGTACTGTAAAAAGTTTAAGGGGGCATTATAACGCAATACTCAACATCGCTACGCTAAAGCGTAGCTTGGTTCGTATTACGGGCTTCGCCCATTTCAGTGTTTTTTAAAATATATAAATATAAATATACAAGTTAATAATTTATAAATTATCAATTGACGGGGTTTTTATGAGTGAAATTAGTGCCACAAATATTGACATAGAAAAAGAACGTGAAAAAGATAGAAAATTATTTTTCAAAATTAGAGAGCAAATACTTGAAGAAATAAAATTAACAAAAGATAATATACATGAAAAAACATTGAAATCACCAATGATTGCTTCTCGATATTCAAGTTTACTAATCAAAGAAAAAAGAATTTTACATACATTAGAAAGTCGAAAAAGTAAAGTTTATAAACAATTGCTAATTCATTACAAAAAACCTAAAAACAAAATTTTAATTGAAACGAAATCAGACCTTGAATCTTTTATTTATGGTGATGAAAAATATATAAATATTAATCAATTATGTAATGAACATAAGATTAGAGTTGAATTTTATAAAGAACACATTGCAATGTTTCGAAATATGTCGTATATATTTAGTAGTTATATTGATTTTAGAAAATTAAATGAGGGTGAATGATGAACGATTTAATTATAGTTGAAAAATTTGATAGTACATATTTTCAAATAATATGTAACTTTGAACAAGCTATGGAAATGCATTCCTTTTTCCAGTGTTATGCTAAAGATTTTATTTATCATCCCAAATTTAAAGCTAAATTATGGAATGGTAAAATATCTTTCTTTGACATTCATGGTGGTAATTTACTACCAATAGGATTGCTTTACAAATTAAAAGAATTCTTGACTACGTTTAGATATAAAGTGTTGTTTAATTTTGACACATCTGAATTATATAATGACTTATCTGAAGAAGATATGACAGAATTTTATGAAGTAATTTTTAAAAATTCTGATTATTATCCGAGAGATTATCAACACAGATGTATCTACGCTGCATTGAAAAGAAAACGTGGTGTCATTGAATCAGCTACCGGTTCAGGTAAATCTCTTGTGATATATTCTATAATCAGATTTATCATGGGTGTGACTGATAAGAAAATATTATTAGTTGTCCCTAATGTAAGTTTGACTACACAAATGTTTAACGATTTTGTTGATTATGGTTGGGAAGGTGCTCATCATGAGGCGAGTGTTCTTTATGGTGGAAGTAAACGTTACAACCCTGAAAATAAAATTCTAATATCAACATGGCAATCTATTTACAAAAAGAAAAAGACGTTCTTTGAACAATTTGAAGCAGTGATTGTTGATGAAACTCATACAGCAAAGGCTAAATCATTACAGGATATCCTTAAGAAGTGTGCTAATGCCCACTATAGAATTGGTCTTACTGGAACACTACCTACTGAGGAAGCAGACATATACACCATCTATGGATATTTAGGCCCAACTATGGTATCTGTCAAGAGTAAAGAACTGATAGACAGTGGATATTTGTCCAAGATAATGATTGCTAATTTGTTAATACAATACTCACCGGAAGAGATAAAGAAAAATAAAATTAGAACATACCCGGAAGAGTATAGAGCCATCATTGAAAACCCTAATAGAAATAAAATATTCAAATACATAATAAAAAATATAAATACTAATGATAATGTATTAATTTTGTGTGAAAGAATCGACCATTTGAAATCTATCTTCCAGTATGTTACTGACTTGGGTAAGGATTTAAAGCGTAAAGTTTTCCTAATTCATGGTAGTATTGATGCTGAAAAGAGAGAAACAATAAGAAAATTTACAGAAGATAATGATGGTGTTGTAATTGTTGCCACATATGGAACGATGTCAACTGGAGTTAATATTAAAAAACTTCACCATATTATTGCAGCATCTTCTTACAAATCAAGGATAAAGGTATTGCAATCAATCGGTAGAGGATTGAGATTGCATAAGTCTAAGAGTAAAATGATTTGGTGGGATATCGTTGATGATATGAGATGGAAAAAACAGAAACGTAAAAATCAAATAAATGAAATCGGCTACAATTACATGTTCAGTCAATTTTTAGCCAGAATAAGATATTATAAAGAGCAAGATTTTAAATATATAAATAAAAGAGTAGATTTATCAAAAATATAAGAGAGGTTTCTGATGAGTAAACATAAAGAGTATTTGACAGAATATGAGTCTGGTTTAGGACTTGAAAAAGAAGAAAAAGAAAAAGTAGTGAAAATTGACGGATATGATTCTGAAGTGTATGAAGAAATCGAAAAATTTGAAGAAGAAATATTAGAAAATGACGATTTGTATAAAGTATTTGAGGCTATAAATGTTGTACTAAAAAAGCCATGTTATGATAAAATTCAATCAATGACTCCAAAGATGAATGTTAATAATGAATGTCTTTACGTCAATGGAATAACAAAAGATAATTGCCCAACGAATGAAGATTTGTTAAAAAAATTCGTTGAAGATTTACAAGAAGCAACTGAAAGTAAATTGAAATTCAAAGCTATTATCGATGAAGATGATATGGATGGTCTTAAGAAATTTCAATTAAAATTGACTGTAACAAGAAAGAAATAGGAGATATATTATGCCAATGGAAACAGATGAAAAAGTAAAAGAAATATTAAAAACTATGATTTCTTTTAATGTCGAAACCGATTTGGAAGATGAAGAAGCAAGAAAAGAATTTGTAAATTATTTTAGTGAGTTTGTAGGTTCTGATTCAGATTTAACACAAGCAATTCTCCCTAAGTTACTTAATGCAATGAGTGATATTCTGGTTGATATGAATATTATTGAACCAGAAGAAGTTAGTACTGAAGAACCAGCAACAGAAGAAGGTGGAGAGGACGAAGATTTATTAGGTGATTTAAGTGAACCTGCAACAGAAGGTCTTGACGTGTCTAAGTTAAGAACATGTGCTGATAGAGCAAATGATTTTTTAATGGAATAGGAGAATTATAATGGGTAGCTTCTTAAAATATCTTGATGGTATGGAAAAAGATTTCAATACTACAGATGAAAAAGAAAAATACATTGATGAAATTGATGAAAGTAATGTTGTTTATGAAGAGGAAGAAATCGATGACGATAGAGAAGTTATTGTTGAGGATACTCCTTTACCTAAAACAAACAATGTTTACAAAAGAAGATTAATAAACGAACTCAATGAACTTAATTTAAACAGTAAAAAGATTAATGAAATTGTTTATAATATTTTCAGTGAAGATGTTTATGAAAATAATGATGAAGATGGAGTTGAAGATTATGTTGCTGAATCAATTGCTCAATATCATTCAACAAGAAGACAACAACCGGGGGGACAATCATCATTTAAACAAAAAATGAACCAGCGTAGAAAGGCTGTTGTAAAAAGAGAGACAATGGCTGACCATGCATCTGATTTATTAAATGATGTTCCGGGTGGTGATGATGGATATGCACCAAGTATGATGCCTCCTATGCCACAACAGCAATATGCACAACAACCACAGCAACAACAGTATTATGCACAACCACAGCAACAATATGCACAACAACCACAGCAACAACAGTATTATGCACAACCACAGCAACAATATGCTCCACCACCGATGCCAACTGGCCCGATGAGTGAAATTAGTAATGGTGCTGGAGGGGAAGTTGGCCCGGTTATGGCATCTGCACAAAAGCCTATGTTAGCAATGCCTAAAGGGTTTGAAAATTTTAAACCAACAGAGGAAATGAATTTGTCAGTTCGTGATGCTGTTGATATATTAGGTGTGCCAATAGGAGAACATATTGGTCAAGGTTCTGTTATGCCACAAGCACCACAAATTATGATGCCACAAGGAGCACTACAACCTCAACTCGCTCAACCAGTAAGTCAACAAGATGCACAAAATATATTGGCTGAACCGGGAAGAGAACATTTTACAAATAATCCTAATGGTGGTGTCCCTGTAAGTAATGTTGCAGACCAAGCATCACATCTTTTATAAGGAGAATAATATATGTCAAGTTACACATTTGATAGAGTGAAGTTAGCAGTTGCTAAAGGTGAATTAACATTTTTTGCTGTGAATGACGGTGATTTTAGATTAGCGTTGGTTACATCCGCTGCATTTGATAATATGGCAAATGGTGCATTGAGTGATTCAATACTTTGGAGTGATGTAGAGTACACAGAAATTACACAGGATGCTAATTATAATACTGATGGATATACAGGTCACCAACAGTTAACAAGTGTTGGATTATTAGAAGTTGATGTGAATGGATTGACACAATTAAAAGTGTCAGCCAGTGATATTTCATTTCCAATTTCTACAATCGATGCTGATGGTGCAATTATATATAAAAACGATTCAAGACTTACATTAATTGAAGCTATAGATTTTGGGGGAAAAGTAACCTCAAACAATGGCGTTTTTATTCTTGAATTATCAAAACTTGGATGGATTAGAATACACTAATGGAGGAAAGAGATGTCTGATATTATACCTCAATATTTTATATTGCAACAAGCAAGCCAAATTATAGATTTTCAAAATGATGGATTTAAGTGTATTCTTTGTGATGGTGCTTATACTGAATCAGCATTGAGAGATTATCAAACATATGCTGATGTAAGTGCTAATGAAGTTACACAAGGGAATGGTTACACTTCTGGTGGCATAGATGTTAATAATACAAGTGCTGTGAATGATGACACCAATAATAGAACACTTTACAAATGTGATGATATGACATTTTCTGCGACAGGTGGTTCTATAGGGCCAGCAAGATATGCGGTGATGTATGACCCTGATGGAGGAAATACATTAATATATGTATTTGATTTTGGAGAAAACAAAACGATTGCAGATGGACAGAGTTTAATTATTCGTGTTGACAATACTGCATTCATGAGAGCATACCAAAAAACGACTTAAGGGAATAGATTATGGCAGTTGCTAATTTATCAACAACGGTAAGAAGTTGGTTAGAAATTGAGTCATTTTCACAAGTACTTCATGGTGCTAATACTGGACAGGTTGGTGAGTTTACTCGTGCTGCTGGTAATGGTTGGACTGATGAAACTCTATTCAAATTTGATTTGTCAAGTTTAGCTGGTGGTATTGTAACATCGGTTGATATAGATGTTGTTGCAGGTGCAGTGGGTGGTAGTCCTTCTTATGTTACTGGTTATATTTATGACCAAGATAAAACAGCACCCGGTTCATGGACAAGTCCACCAGAGTATCATGATTTTGCTCAAACACCTTGGGCTACAACGGTGTCATCAAAGTCAGCGTTCAATACAGCAGCGACTCATAATTTCCCAACGTCAACTGCATTTGAAAATTTAGTACAGAGTTGGATTGATGATTCGGCTGACAATTGGGGATTAATTTGTGGTGTTTCTTTTGGTGCTGTTGGATACTATTTAACAATAACAGGTGCAACATTGAATGTAACATACACACCGGGTGGTGGTGCGGTGGCAAATGCGATATATCAATTTAGACAAAGAAGAATGTAAACATATAGGAAAATAAATAATGCAAGCATTAAAACAAAGTACAGCCGTAACATTAAAGATGGGGCCATTTGTATCTTCAGCAGATGGTATGACACCACAAACAAGTTTGACTATAGCACAAACGGACGTTCGTTTGACAAAGAATGGTGGAAACTTTGCTCAAAAAAGTGCTGCTGGAACGGCAACACATGATGAAGATGGATATTACGATGTGAGTATTAGTACTACAGATACTGGTACTTTGGGTCGTTTAAAGGTTGCAATATTTCATCGTGATGCTCTTCCTGTATGGCAAGAGTTTATGGTTTCACCCGCAAACGTATGGGATTCATTATACGGTGCTGATAAACTTGAGGTTGACTTAACTCAAATAGATGGTAATAATACAAGTGGACATAATGCAACTTTGTATCTTAAAAAATTATCTGTACAAAATAGTGCTGGTGATGCTATTGTAGCCGTTGCAATGGGTGGTAATGGTCATGGATTTGTATTATCTGGTAATGGTGTTGGTGACGGTATACACTGTGAAGGTGGGGTAACTGGACATGGTTTATTTGGTTATGGTGGAATAACAAATGGTCATGGAATAAGAGGTGAATCAAGAAGTGGTAACAATTCAGGTATTTACGGGCATGGTGATGGAACTGGTGCGGGTATTACTGGATTTGGTGGAGCAGATGGAGATGGTATCACTGGATTTGCAGGTAGTAACGGGACGGGAATTGGTATTCATGCTTATGGTAATGGTGGTATTGGTGCATTATATGAAAGTGATGGAGCAAATAAGGGATTTGTAGTTATAGATGGTACATCAGGATTATCATTGACTGTTGGTGCAGTTTCAGCAAGCAACCTTGCAGAGGTTACAGCGGTAACAATAGGGCCAGTGTCTGCATACAATATGTATGATGTGCCAAGTTCTACTGGTGCAGTTTCAGCAAGCAACCTTGCAGAGGTTACAGCGGTAACAATTGGCCCTGTATCAGCATATAATATGTATGATGTACCAAATTCTACTGGTGCAGTTTCAGCAACGAATCTTGCGGAAGTAACAGCAGTAACAATCGGTGCGGTATCAGCGTACAATATGTATGATGTAGATATTGCTGGACAAACAGTTTCAGCTAATAACCTTGGTGAAGTGGATGTGACAGGTCAAACTGTATTTGCATCTGCAACTAACCTTGACGAAGTTACAGCAGTTACAATTGGTGCAGTATCAGCATACAATATGTATGATGTAGATGTTGCTGGACAAGCGGTAAGTGCAAATAATTTAAGTGAAGTGACAGCGGTAACAATCGGTGCAGTATCTGCATATAATTTAT